TCAAACAAAAAGAAAAATTTAGAGCTTTTCTTAAACTGAAATATCGCGGAGATGATTTTGTAGATTTGGGAGAATTTGAAAGTTCATTTAATGATATTAAAAAGTTCTTAAAAGATAATATAGATGTGTTAATAACTAAAGATAAAAAGGTTATTAATAAATACGTGTCAGCTATTAATAGACGAGATAAAGCTATTATAGAATCTTTAAGAGAAAAAGCTAATAACCCAGTAATAAGTAAAATTCAAGGATTTGGTAATGAAGAAGAATGATTTAGTTGTTATGTTAGAAGATATCTATAGGGATATCCAAGAGTATATAGTTCCTTATGATAGTGACGTTTTGAATGTATTTAAATATTATATTAATGAAAATAATATAACAGATATTGACGAAACCTCTATCTTTTTTGAGGAACCCATAACAGAGGAAGAAGATGTCTAAATCTTATAAAAAGAATCCCTTTGGGGGATTCACATCATCTTCCAGTGAGAAGAGCGATAAAAAGCAATTTCATAAAAAATATAGAAGAGTTTTCAACAAGGCGTTGAGAGAGTTCGATATAGAAGAGCAAGAGTCTATAGAGATAGATGAAAATGAAGTAAGTAATCCATTTAATTGGTCTAAAGATGGAAAACAGTATTTTGGTAATTGTAAAGATAAAGATTGGTATTCTAAGGAATTAAGAAAATGATAAGTAAGAAATTATTGGTGTATTTGTTTAGGTGGCAAGTTTCTGGTTTTGTTATGTTGGTTCCGTTTAAAATTTTATTAGCACTCGGAGTTACAAGCACAACCTTAAATATGATAGTAGCATCTTTTATTGGTGGCTTAGTTTTCTATAATATAGATAAAACCATTTTTAATAAAGGTGGTTCAAAATGCAAATGCCGATGTGTAAATTCTGCGGGGAGTGCGAGTTAGTAGAAGTTCAAGCATTTTACCGAGACGGTAAAAAGAAATCTGCTTTGTGTATGTGCGAATTTTGTAAAAGATTTGATGAAGTCTTTTTTGATAAGACTGGTAATCTATTGGTAAAGAAAATATGAATTTCAGAGAAGATGAAGACGACGAAGATGTTTTGGTCGATCAATACCTGTGTGCTGGCGAATTAAGAGAATTTCTTAAGGACGTACCAGACCACTTTAAAATATATATTGAAAAAGTAGATGATGTTATATACAATAACATGCCAATTGAAAAGATCGAAATAAAAGATAAGAAATCCCCAGATGATATGATTTATAAATTTGTCAGGGGATTACAGTTAGTAGCTTACGGTCTCGGAGATGAAAGAGACGGAATCTATATAACTGCTTTCGAGAATAATTAAATAATATACAGGGATTAGCATAAAAGTAATGTGGGTGGCTTGGGACCATCAGAAGAAGGAGCGTTACCTTCATCCTTGACCATTATTTTATTAAAGACGGTATTATAATATGGCATATGACTACAAATCAATTAAAGTTAATGGTAAAAAATGGGATGAGCATAGATATATAATGACACTTCATTTAGGCAGACCATTAAAACGCGAAGAACATGTTCATCATATTAATGGTGACAAAAGAGATAATAGAATTGAAAACTTGGAAATTGTTGATATCAGAGAACATGCTCGAATGCACTCGACTGGGAAAACTATGTCAAAAACTACACGAGATAAGTTAAGCAATATAAATCGTTGTAAGTATCGTGGTGGAATTCCAGTAGATCAGTTCGATAAGAAGGGTAGCTATATACGCTCATTTAATAGCGCGAAAGAAGCTGAACGATTTTATAATATTCCTTTTATGCATATCGCCATAAGAAGAGTGTGTAATGGTATTACAAAAACAGCTTATGGATTTATTTGGAAAGATAAATCCAAATAAAAGTTAAGATTTATGCCGATGTAGCTCAATTGGCAGAGCAACTGATTTGTAATCAGTAGGTTGTAGGTTCAATTCCTATCGTCGGCTCCATTTAAAATTTTGTGTGCGTTTAAATCTGTTGGGTATGGGTAATACAAAGAATAACCATAAAAATCTAAGTGCTACGTTAGGCTGAAACGCGCCTAGTCCAGACAGTCCTTCGCATACTATAAAATAAATGTGCCGTATAATAACGGCGACTTTCAGTATTCTTTTACCTAGTGTAAAGGAACTATGGAGAGCTTTAGTCGTTGAGCCAGCATAGCGAATCAACGACTTTTTAATTTACAGAGGATTTAAATGTGTGATTATGATGTAAAATTTTGCAAGATACTAGTATACGCTGTTGCTATTATATTTTCTTATTTTTTCTTGGAGTTTATGATTATTAAAGTTCCAGAAATCCAACAGTGTACCGAGGAAAATTTAAGATACGAAAAAGAATTACGAGACGTTGAAAAGTTGAAAGATTTAGAAAGGATGAAAGAGTTGTTCAGTAATATTAATGTGAATGCCAACGTAAATGGTTACATGAGTAATCGTGTTCAAATTTCTGGGCATTTGTTCGAAACCGAGTTGTGAGGAAAATGAAGATTGTTAATCCGTCAGTTAAAATTGAACTAGTAGAAACTCCCGAAGCAATGCTTAAAAGATTAGAAAAAATCGGCAGAGTTTGTTACCAGAGCGAAGGTAAGACTACCGAAGATTCTTATATTAAATTTATTGGTAATATTGTTGCTAGAAAACATTTAGCTATTATCGAACACGCTTCTATTACTTGGAACGCTATAACCGACAGGGGAGTAGCGAACGAGATCGTCCGACATCGTTTGGCGAGCTATGCTCAAGAATCGACTCGATATGTCAAATATGATGATATTGAGGTTATCAAACCAGCTCAGATTCAAGAAAATACTCTAGAGTACAGTGTTTGGCATGACGCATGTAAGAGAAGCGGTATGGCATACAAATATTTAATTGAGCATGGAGTAACACCTCAAAACGCTAGATCAATTTTACCACTGTGTTTGAAGACTGAAATAGTTTCCACAATGAACCTTCGAGAATTGAGAACATTTTTTGAATTACGCTGTGCCCCCAGTTCTCATCCAGACATGGTAATTTTAGCTAAAGAACTTTTGAAGGAAGTTTCCGTTATTCCTGTGGTCTTTGATGACCTATACCAAAAGTTTATTGTTTCTTAAAAATTTATATTTATTTTAAATTAATCCACAATAATTCAGTTTATTGTGGATTTTTTTATTTTATTCAATTTTTTTTCGTCAATATTTTTGTAAGGGTTTATATCTAAAGTGTGGAGGCTTATATAAATGATAGAGCAAGAATACGTTCAGGATAATGAAGCTGTAGAAGTTAGATTTAAAAAATATAGAAATATGTTGCCATTTAAGAATAAATCTGATGAAGAATTAATGGAAATGGCAAGACGAAAATTAAAAGAAGAATTTTTAAACCCAACAGAAAAAGCTGAGAAGGTTGATACTTTTGGGGTAGAAGATATGTTTACAGATTCTTCTGAAAAAACTATGGGTGTTTCTAAAATGAAAGACTACTTGAAAGAGTATCAATTAGAAAGCCCCGCAGAAAAGATGCTTCTAAAACAATTGGTTTACTCCGAAGTTATTCAGGCTAGATTACAACGAGAACTAAATGATTCTCATAATAAATCATCTGTTGTTTCAGATAAGATTTTAAAAACTGCCCACGCCAATCTAGAACAAATCAGTAATTTAGTTGAGAAACTTGGCATTAATAAAAGTAAGAATAAAGTCGGAGATAAAAGTGCTCTCGAAATAATGCAAAAAAAGTTTGAAAAGTGGAGAGAAAATAATCAACTTAGTAGAACTAGAGCGTGTCCTCACTGTGGTAAGTCTATTTTGTGGAAAATGCGCACGGATAAATGGGAACTACTAAAGCACCCTTTTATTCAAGACAGAATACTTATTAATGATACTCTCCTTGGAATGCTCGGAGATAATAGAATAACCGCCAAAGAATATGCTGATATAATGGGAACTTCTGAAGATTATATTTATTGGATGTTAAGTAAATTAACAAATGAAAAGAAAAATCATTATAAGTTATATAATGTTAAAAAACCAGACGTTAAGGTAGAATCGAATGATACTGACGATAACTGAAGATGAACTAGACTTCATGGAAACGTTTTATGATCCAATTGCATTGGCTGAATGCATGATAACTGATTTTGATGTAATGAGTCAGTTTGATGAAAACAAATTCGGCGAGATTCGATTGGGACAGTTCCCAGTAATGTCGTATGAATATTGCTTAGATTATAATCCAGAACTTTCATATAAAGAAAACTTTAAGTTAAAAGAGGGTGCTGGTAATATATGGTGTTTTGGTGGACGTAAGTGGGGTAAATGTCTACATACATCCGATAAAATATTACTCTCTAACGGTTCTTATATTGAAGCTGGTAGTTTAATCGGTAAACAAGAATTTGTAAAATCTTTGAATCAAACTACCGAGCAAATTGAAGATTCTTTAGCTACATTCCATGATAATGGATTAAGAAAGTGCTTAAAGATTACTTTGAAATCTGGTAAGGTTACAACAGTGACCGAAAATCACCCATTACTTAGAGATGATGGTTGGGTTATGGCTCAACAATTAGAGATTGGAGATTTTATAGGAACTCCTAGGCGTATTAATATTTCTAATGGTATTTCTGTTGATAAAAATATTGCAAAGATACTAGGATATATGATTGCCGATGGTTCTTGTAATAATGGGCGTTGTGATTTTACTAAGAGTGATAAATTTATATTAGAAGATTTTTTTAAGACTGTCAATTCGTTAGGTTGTAAATATTCAGAGTATAAAGCTGATACTACTTGGGGAATTTCTGGAAAAGATGGAAACCCTAATTATATTAGAGAACTAATTAAGAAATATAAAATAGATAAACTTTCTAAGGAAAAAACTATACCAGAAGAAATATTTACTTGGGACAATGAATCTATTTCCACATTTTTAAATACTCTGTTTGGCTGTGATGGTCATATAGATAAAAGTAATAATTCTATCGAATATACTTCTGCATCTAAAGAACTTATTTGGCAATTATCTTCTCTCTTGCTTAGGTTTGGAGTTCATTGTACCTGTAACTATAAAAAGGCTACTTGTGACGGAAAAGAATTCGATGCTTGGAGACTTAGTATTTGTGGAGACAATAACGAGTTTATAGAAAAAATTGGGATGATTAGTAAAGATAGAGCTTTTGTTAAAAAAGAAAAGTTGCATAGTAATAAAGATTTAATTCCAAGTTCATTGCTTAAAAAAATATATAAAGACTTAAAATATAAAAACCAACTTGGGTGGAGAAAGTGTTTAAGATATAATAGTAGTAGAACTAAATATGCTAAGTTAAACGAAGTAGAGCAAAATCCAGATATTGCCAGAATAATAAATTCTGATATTTATTGGGATACTATTATTTCTATTGAAGATGCTGGGGTGTGTCCTACGGTCGCTATAGATGTTCCCTTTAATGAAAATTTTATTGCTAATGATATTATTTCTCATAATACCAAGGTTATCGAGGAAGTAGACATATTATTAAATATGGTATTGTCTCCGAACGAATGGGTTGGGTTTTCTTCTTTTGATAGTGGTCACATTCTCGGTGTAATGGAACCTGTAATTGATGCAATGGAAAAACATCCGTTCTTAAAAATCTTTGAACCTAAGGTAAAAAGAAGTCCATCTTACAGAATAACCGCCAATAATGGATGGACATTAGAAAGTATCAACATGAATATCATGGGTAAAAATGTTGGAGAGAATTGGTTCCAAAAACACTTTACTCGTATCTACATAGAAGAGGCTAGTAAGGAACCGCAAGAAAGTTATGATAAAAGACTTGACGCAATTTCAGAGAACGGCTGCGTTTTTCGTATCGCGGGCATGACCGACTTTACCAAATATTCGCCAGCTGGTAAAATATTTTATGATAATCATTATAAAAATTGGTTATGCAATCTTCCTCAGTTTATTAGTCCTAAATGGGATAACGAAGAAAAGCTTAGAGCCATCAAAAAACATGGTGGGGAAAATGCAATCTCGTATCGAGTATTTGTAAATGCCGAGGTTGTAGAAGAAGGTATCAGTGTATTTGATATGGAAAGAGTTCGTGCGTGTTATGACGAATCTAGATTAATCAAACATTTAGAAATAACAAAGAAGACTTTCGATGGTCATAAACAACTGCTTAGTTTAGTTGAGAGAAATAAATCTGCCACTGATGTATATATTTGTGCAGATATTGGAGAAGCTGCTCCGACTGAAATAACTATATTTTCTAGGATAGAAGACAAGTATAGATACGAATATAATATTTCATTATATGGACTTACAGATAAAGAGCAATACGAAATATTTATTTACTTAGCTGAAAAATTAAGGACTAATATCATAGCTGTTGATACTGGTGACGGGACGGGTAGATCAATATTTAGAAGATTAGAAGAAGCCATGCCAAAAGATAATCTAATAGCGTACGCTGGTAATAAAAAGATTAGCATTGGGTTCCAGAAGGATGTTAAGGGTGAGGTTGTTTTCAAAGATGGATTAGCTTTGTATCAAGAAGAACACATGTCTGAGTGGTCTGTTAAACACCTAAAAGATTTATTCTACGATGGTACTATGATATGCCCAATAGACAATAAATTAGACACGCAGTTAAATTCCGTGGTATTATTATCTAGTGGTAATAGAAGTGTCTTTTCTTGTATTGCAAAGGAAGACCATCTATTTGATTCTTTTAAGATTTTCTCTATTGCTCATTGGTTTGTTAATTTTAATTCATCCGCTCCCAAATCAATAAAGAGATTTTATAAGGGATAAAATGGAGATACAATGAATGGTTTAGATTTTTATAGAGCCATTGCTTCTATGATGTATGGCAATGAACAAATTAGCGTTCCTAAGTCATTTAGAGAACAGGTAAGTGTTATTGAAGAATATTTAAAATCGGACGAGACTGGTATTATCAATACCATGCTCGACCACGCAATAGATGCTGCGCTAATAGATTATAAATATACTTCGAGTAATAAGTCGGTGGCTGATGCGCTTAATTATCAAATGGATTCATTAAATGAAAATTTAATTGGTAAATATCCTACTGGATTGAGGGCATTTGCGAAACAGTATTTTATTGAGCGTTGGAAAGGTTCTTCTTTAATCCTAACTAATGTTACTTGGGATAAAGACGATAAGGGAATGTTTTATCCAACCAATATGTGGGTAGTTAAGGGTAGAGATATTTTTATTGATAGTTCTGAGGAGAAAGTACTCGGAGCAGAAAAATACTATTTTGTAAATAAAAATGGCGAGAAAGGTTCCAAGATTATAGAAGATTCTACTAGAAGTGTTTTTGTTCAAAAACCATTTAGTTCTTGGGCTGAAACCTACCCAACTCCATTTTTAATTTCTCGTGGAGTTTATAAAAATGGTGCGACCCTCTCTAAATATATTGAGAAAGGTACCAATGTAATTTCCAAGGCAGTTTCGCTCTTACTTTTAAAGAAAGGTAATGTAGATTTAGCTAAAACTGGTAATCCAAATTTTGTGTATGATTCTGAGGATATCGAAGCCGCTAAAAATAATCTTACAAAATTATTTAAAGAGGCTGGCGAGAAGAACCAGCTACCCGTCTACGCCACAAATTTCGATACTGAGATAGAGCAAATAATTCCGAAGTTCGAAGAGGCTGTTAAGGCTGGGATTTATTCTCCTGTCGAAAAACGTATCTTGTCGGGTCTTGGTTTAATTGATGTTGGTGCTGGCATGGGAAACAACCGAGAATCTTCTCTTATTAATCCCAAACCATTTATTTCTATGATAACAGAGGGAATAGAAGATTTTAAAACTCTAATGCTCGACGTTGCTAAGGTTGGAGTTGAAAAGAACAGAACAGCTAAGACTAAAAACTTTATTAGAGAATTGACCCTCGACGTTGCTACTGGTACGATGCCAGAATTCACTACTAATGATATGATGAATCATTTTAGAAGCATGTATGACAGAGGCGTTATCAGTAAAAGAACTTACATTGAATTAAATGGTGGCAATCTAATAGATTTAACTCAAGAAATTGCTCGCAGAAAAGAAGAGGTTGAGTACGAGACTTTAATGTATCCACCCGTGGTTCAGAATAATGGTCAAATCGCTAGTCAGCAAGAGTCACCAAAAGGTACGGTAGAAAAGGACGACAATCCTCCTTTAGAAAATACTGGTCGTTCACCAACAGACGCTATTAATTTTACTCAGAGTATCTATAAAACCATTGAAGAACTGCCGAGCAATTTAGATACGTTATCTAAACCAGCCAAAAAATTATGGTTAGAGGTTTTCAATGACTCGCTCCAAAGTGAAAACGACGAAGATGTCGCCAGAAAAATTGCTTGGTCTGTAGTTAAGCGTTCTTATCAAAAGGACGATAACACTGGTAAGTGGAAAAGAAAAGAAAAATCGTCAATAGATGTAGATGATGAAATAAAACAAAGAACTCTTGCGCTTTTAGAGAAGAAAGAGGCTCTTTTAGATAAAGTCAATAAGGAGATTTCAAATGAAAATAATTGATAAAGATGGATACGAAGTAACAACTATTGACTTTGGAATGCCAGAAATAGGTAAGACTCACACTTACTCTTACACACTAGTTAATGATACCCCGTTTAAAGTTATTAATATTAAAATTGAGGTGTTTAGCCCATTAGTTACGTTGGATTATCCAAAAGAATTAGCTCCTATGGAACAATCCACTATAATTTTCACTTATAGTCCTCCTTTGGATTTCAAGAGAAAATTAGAAACATACATAAAGTCTACGTATACAGAGGTTTATGAGTAATGGCAAACTTTTTAAAGAAAAAGAACGAGGCTTATAGTACTTTAGCTATAAGCCTCGATTCTGTCAATACTAGTGTACAGGTGGTGGATGCTTCAAAGTTTCCATCCAGTGTACCTTTTTTGATTACTGTTTGGAATAAATCTCAGTATCCGAACCCAGCAGATGACCCAACAACCGAGATAATGAAAGTAACTTCCGTAAACGGAAATACCTTTACTGTTTTGCGCGGACAAGAATCTATGGGTTCTTATGCTCATTCTTCTGGTAATTATGTAATTAATCCAATTACCGCTGGAACGTTCGAGGAGATTGAGTATCAAGTAAATGTCGCTCTAGATGCTATAGATTCGTTAAGTAGTGGCACAGCCTCTGCCTCCAACCTAGGAACTGGTGTCGGGGTATATGCAAAACAAGAGGGTGTTGATTTACAGTTTAAAAGTTTAAAAGCTGGCACCAACGTAACAATATCTTCAGATGCTAATGAAATAACAATTAATTCTACTGACGTAGGCACAACGTATACTGGTGGAAATGGTATTGATATTTCCGTTGCTGATGTGATTTCGGTTAAAGATATTGATTTTTCTAACAATGGTGTGACGAAAATTAATTTCGATACTACTATTACTCCGACACTTGCTGAAGGTGAAGCCTCTTGGAGTACTGTAAATAAGTGCTTGAATATCGGTATGCCAAACGGGTCAGTACTTCAAGTAGGAAAAGAAGAATACGTAGATTTTCAAAACGATACTGGGTCTACTATTACTGAGGGAACTCCGTTGATGTTTGGCTCTGCTATTGGTAATAGTGGGAAAATCCGAGCAGTTAGGGCTATAGCGAACGGAACAATTCCTCACGAATATTTTATTGGTGTTGCCACTAATAACGTTGCAAATGGTGACACTGGATTGTCCACCATGTTCGGAGATGTGAATGCGTGGAATACCACAGGTTCTCAGTATGGTGAGTCTTGGGCTAATGCTCAAGTTTTATATGTTAGTGCTACAAACGCTGGCTATTTAACAAAGACACAACCACCTGCACCTAACAATGTTATTCAGGTTGGTTTTGTAATAAATGCCCACGCTACCAATGGCACTTTTAAATTAATGCCAACCTCATCGTGTAAATTTACTGAGTTATCTGATGTAAACGGGATGGCATTAACTACTAGTGGGCAAATCCCCATTTGGAATCAAAGCAGTGGCTATTTCGATTTTACAGATAATATTAATAATTATGCAACCACTGTTGTAGCCTCAGGTAAACAGTCATTTCATGGGGTAGTTGCTCGTTCAACTGTGGCAGGGTTGAATTGTTTACCTTCCCATCTAACAACCACCACGTTCACACTGGGCGCGACAGCTAACCCAATACAGTATTATTATAATGGCACGTTAGTAACCGTTTCATCTAATAAAACTTGTACACTTAATGATGGTGCTGGGTTATATTTTATTTATTTCACTAATACAACTGGGGATATTTATGCTACTAAGACATTTACATTCCCAACACTAGGTTTTGATATACTTTTAGCCACTGTATATTGGAATGGTCTTGATTATGGTTTAGTTGGAGATGAACGCCATAGTTACGATAGAGATAGAGAGTGGCATAGGTGGGCACATAAATATGTTGGAGCTAGATATGGCAGTGGCTTTGATTTTGTACCCACTGGTGCTGGAGCCACAGCCACGTTCACAATGAGTGGTGGCGTGCATGTAGATGAAGATATTGAATTCGGTGCAGTAGCATCATCTTCATATCCAACCCCACACGCACTTAGAACTTGGTATCAAGCTGGCGCAACTTCTTACGCTTTTGATAATACAACATCTACTATTCCTTACCGCGCTGGTTTAGGTTCTCGTCCGATGTATGTAAATTCTGCGGATTATTCCCTAGTAACCATGGCTAGTGCAGTAAATAGATACATTAATTATTTTATATACAGTACTCAAGATTTACATACTCCGATATACTGTTTTACAGAAACTGTTTCTGCTGCTGTTGCTAGTGCAAATGGTTACTCGTCTTTAGCTAATGCAAGAGCCGTGCCCTTCCCAAATCTATCTGGTATGAGAATTAGTGGAGAATTAAAACCACTTTATAGATTAGTAGTTCGTGCAGATGGTCAAGTTCAAGCAATTACACCCGCAGATGATTATAGAACTGTATCTAGTTTACCAATGAGTGCTGGGACTACTAGTACGACAGCCAGTTCAGTATCTGTAATTCCAAATGGTGGGATTGTTAGTACAACTGTTCAAACGGCGTTGGAAGAATTAGATAGTGAAATCCAAGCAATTCCTAGCGGGATATTTAAAACTCCGTACAATGCTACAGCAACTGCTGAACAAACACAATTTACGCTAGCATCAAATATAATTTTTCCTATAGTGTTTGTGAATGGTTTATTTAAAACCAGTGGTGCGGGCAAAGATTATACATTTGCAACTAATGTAGTAACGTTTACGTACGGGTTAGATGCTGGAGATGAAGTATCTATTATTTATATTTAAGGTGGTAAGATGAAAGACAAAATTATATTAGGATTTATTATATTATTTGGAGTAGCAGCTGGTGTGGGGGCAAAAACATTAACCCCAGCAAAAGATATTTCGTTGAATACTACTAATTTCAGCAATAACTTAAATAGTAATACTACCACTGTACAATTGCTTGCTGATTCTGTAGATGACCTTGTTGCCTCAGGTGGTCAGTGGACGACAAGCGGTAATAATGCATACTTTAACTTATCTGGTAATGTTGGTATTGGCAGTACCGCACCTTCCCAAAAACTCGATGTAGTTGGAACTGCAACTGTTGATGGACTAAATATTAATAGTGCGTATACATTTCCAACTACAGATGGATCAGCAAACCAATACTTAAAAACTGACGGTGCTGGCTCAATTTCGTGGACTGGTGGTACATTTGTTGCATGTTTTAACCTTGGGATAATGTCAAGTAGGTATGCGGCTGGAACCGTTTTTTCGCTTTTAAAGTTTCCGTTTGCGGTAACAATTACTCGTGTTTATTTTACACACGACATTGACCCAACAACAGAATTAAATGCCAACTTAAAATATGCTGATGCACGTATAGGTTTGGCTAATGCAACACTTATTAATGACTTAGATACAACAAATGGTGTGCGCGATGATAATACTATCACGAGTGGCTCAGTTGCAGCCAACAAGTTAATCTATGGAGAGTTCGACGCGGCACCAGATTCAGCGGTGTACGAGGGATTCTTAGTAATCGAGGGGACGAAATGATCTGGTTCCGTAATGCGCTCAAATCGTTTCTCGACATTCGCAGGAATGCGTTTGACGTGCTGTGCGTCTGCGTAGCATTGCTTTGTACTCCGCCTTGCCACGCTCTCGATCAGTACACGGATAACTGCGCTTCGTTAACAAATTGGCTAGATGGCTGTAATTACGGTAATTACGCGCAGGTGAATTGGGAAGGAGACCAGTCATTTAAATTGTCTGTGACTACCGCCGCAACTGGTTACTATGGTGGTACACGAAGACAGATTCCTGTTTCGGGGAACGTCGTTTCTATAACTGCCACGGTAGATTGCGATAATATAGGCACATACTCGGCAAACAATCGGTTTAGCATATACTACTATGCGGGGCAGTATGTGCATAGCCTATCTCTTGCTTCTGACGGTGCGTTCATAGCCGGTACAGAGATAGGTTCGGATGTAGTCGATGTAGGGGTAAAAACAAAATGGCGTGTAGTCTTCGTCGGCGTAAACACAGCAACTTGTACCGCGGCGCTGTACAAAAACGATATTTTTGTCGGGTCTATAGCCAACGCTGCGAGCGCGAGTACAACATACACGCATTATCTGCAATTCACACAGTTTGGGTACACGCTTAATAACGCCGTTTCTTACGTTGGGTCGACTGAAGTCGAATCGTGGGGAGGTGGTAATACCGTATACA